TGCTTACAGAACTAGCTCGCAATACAGTAAAACCTTTAAATTTCAAAGACATAGATCCAGTAGAATTGAAAGTATTTCTTGACAAATATGTAGTTGGTCAAGAAGATGCAAAAATAACATTATCTGTCGCAGTTGCAAATCATTATAAAAGAATAAGCAACACATCAAAAGATTTAGAATTGGATAAAGCAAATGTATTGCTATTAGGACCAACAGGTTGCGGTAAAACATTACTTGCAAAATCAGTAGCCAGGTATTTAGATGTTCCTTTTGCTGTAACAGATGCAACAAGCATAACAGAAGCTGGTTATGTCGGAGATGATGTAGAAACATTAATTGGTAAACTATTAAGCAATGCAGGTGGCAATGTTGAAAAGTGTCAACAAGGTATAATATTTTTAGATGAAGTTGATAAAATATCACGTAAAAGCGAAAATACAAGTATTACACGTGATGTTAGTGGTGAAGGTGTACAACAGGCATTGTTAAAAGTAGTAGAAGGTACAGTGTGTAGAGTGCCACTTCCTGGAGCCAACAGAAAAAATCCACAAGCAGAAATGGTCGAAGTTGATACAAGCAATATACTGTTTATTGCTGGCGGAGCCTTTGTTGGTATTAACGAAGTTATTAAACGTCGTGCCGAAGGCTCAGGAATTGGTTTTGGCGTTGATGTAAAAACAACGGATCAAGGAAAACTAGATGATCTTGAACCAGATGATCTAGTAAAATTTGGTATGATTCCAGGATTTGTTGGACGATTTCCAACATGGGTGGGCTTAACAGAACTCACAAAAGAACAACTAGTACATGTACTAACAGAAATACGTAATAGTCTAATTGCACAATATACCTATCTATTCGAAACAGATGGAGTGAAGTTACGTTTTAGTGATGAGGCACTACTAGAAATAGCAACCAATGCTTCAAAAAGAAAAACTGGTGCAAGAAGTTTACAAGCAGAACTTGAACGTATTCTAATGCCGCATATGTTTAGTTTAAAAGAATATGCAAAACAAAAAATTACTGAAGTTGAAATCACGACTGAATTAGTAAAATATCCTACAAAAATTGCTGCCTAAAACCAAAAAAAGGTTGACCTTTTTGCACAATACGGTTATACTATGTGTATGTATAAAGGTAAACAAGTTCATTTTTTTGGTTTTAGAGGCTATGAGTACGTAAGTGCAGTAAGAGTTTGGGGTCTGCCTGACTTCATACATCCTGTGCATGACAGACGTAGTTACATAGAGTACGATCCTATCAATGACATTGGTATCTTTGCAAATAAAGAAACAGAAGAACTAATACACAGTTATAGACGTGAATACGCCGATATGAATAAAAAGGTTGACAATGTCTAATACTGTGCTATACTGTTTATATTGTTAGAGAATAGGAGACTTTACAATGAAAAAATCAAATAACAAACTAATTGTGGCTTTACTAGGTGCAACTGCTCTTTCCGCTTGTGGCGGAGGTGGCGGAGGTGGTGGCGGAGGTGGCTACACCAATAATCCAGGCGTAAGTTTAGTATATCAAAGACCAGTTGCACAGGCAACTGTAGATGTATTTGCTGGTGGCAACGAAAATTCACCATTTGTAGGTGATACATTTATTACCGACCTAGATGGCGATGGTGCCAGTGATGACATGGTTATTGCAGGCAGAGAAACAATGCCATTTGATGGTAACACAAACAGTAATAGACTCAGTGTGCATTCGTTTGAGAATGGGCAGATGGTTGACAAAACTTCACAATGGTTCTCAGGCACAGACAACGTGATTATAGGTACAGAGCCTGATGTAAAATTTGCAGACTTCTTTAATACTGGCAAGCAAGATATGTTTGTTTCGCACAGTACAGATAGAGCATCATATGGTCCTGCTACGTTTTTTAAGAACAACGGATCAAACTTTACAAAAGTAAGTATTCCAACAGCAAACATTTGGTCACATGGCAGTGATGTTGGCGATCTAAACAACGATGGATACAAAGACATATTCATGTTAGACTATGGTTATAATAGTACAGTAGCACTAAACAATCAAGTTAATGGATTCACTACAAAGATAGACTCACGTGGACAAGCAGGTGATTTACGTTTTGGTGGTTCAGGTGCAACTATTGGTAATTTTATGAACAACGGTGGCAACAACGAAATCATTATTACAGATGCTGCTTGTCCAACAAATGGAACTGCGGCCAGTTGTAGTAATACTAATGACACTAAAATGTACAGTGTAGACTTTAGTAATGGTGATGTAAAATACACTTGGATTGCAGATTTACCTGCAGCGGCAAACAGTGCAAATAGTGATCACCATGTAAGAGTAGTCAATCATGATTATAACGAAGATGGTAATGCAGATGTTATTGTGTTCAGTAGAACAAGTAGTAACTGGAACACCGAACTTAGTGAGATACAGTTTTTACAGAACGATGGTAGTGGTAACTTCACAGATACTACAAGTTCCACACTTATAGGATACAAAACAGATACTGCAAGTACATACAAGCCAAGATTCTTTGACATAAATGGCGATGGCAAAACAGATATACTTGTGAGTGGTAGTGAGTACGGCAACGGTGATGGACAAGACAGTCATCAGTTCTTACTTAAAACTACTGATAACAAATATGTTGCGGCCTATCAGAATGTTTTGAAAGGTTTTATTACTGACGTTGCAAGTATAAGTGGTAATACAACTAACGGTAGTACTGTAAATATTTTTACAGGCGATGATGGCAACAAGTATCTTGTAACATGGGCAAGTACTGCACTTAACTCAAGCGATACGAATATTACTGTGTTTATGAGTAGACTAGATGGCACAACTATTGCCGCTGGCACTGCCGTAAACATGATACAGAATGCATGGAGTTACTTGAGTGATGCACAGGCTACTCAAGCACTTAGTGATACAGGGCAATCATTTATGGGAGGAACAATCATTGACATTAATAAAGCAATGCAACCGATTGGTACTCTTAGTATGGCTGGTTTGGATCTTAACGGTAGTGTGTATGGTTTTGATGTTGGTAACATAACTGGACAAGCACTAGACGGCATTGGCAGAAACTATGCAGTGAATCTTGCTCCTACCAACATTGATACAAATGGTGCAACAATGTTCAACAGTATTGCTAGTTTTAACACTAGAACTGCTGATGGTGTTACTGTAGGTGTTGATAACGAGTCGCAACAGTTTACAATGGGCTACAACATGTGGTCAAACGCAGACGAAGAAACTGGCGATGGTACAACATACAGTGTGCATATGTCAAAGTTAAACAGTAATCCTTGGATGGGCTTCTCTGGTGTATGGGGAGAAGTTGAAAACACAAACATTGTTGACAGTGTTGTAAGTTACAAGCAAGGTGGGTTTACTGCTAAAGCCAGTCTAATGCATGTTAAAACAAACTTTACTAAAGGTTTGGTAACTGATGTAAGTGATCAGGTAGGTGCATGGACAGAGCTAGGTTACAAAACAGGTGGTTTAGAACTTGGTGCTGGAGTGCATCCTGTGATGCTAAAAGGTGATGTAAAAGCAAACGTTCCTACTAGTGTTGACATGAGAGGTAACCTACAGTACACAGAACATAAATTCAAGTTGCCAACACACGTAAATGGTTACTTGAAAGCAAATTACGACTTTGTCTTAGATACTAATACTAAGATTAAAGTTAGTAGTGCTGTAAGTCAAAGCGGTGATAAGAATGCTAGTGTAAAGTACACTTGGTCATTCTAATCTAAATTTGACAAGGGACTCCTATCCCTTCTAACAATAAAGTTGCAAGGTTTTTTTATTCATTTCCTTGCAACTTTTTTTTACCAAAACTCTTTACAATGTACCAGTTTCCGTGTATAAATAATATTGTAAGTTGCTTAATAGGACTTACATTTAAATCTTGCTTTTATAAAGGAGAAAAAAATGACAAGAATAACCTCACTCGACCTAAACCCATTTTATCGTAACTCAATTGGATTCAATCAACTTTTTGATAGAATTACAAGCAATATTGATACGGCATCACAATCATATCCGCCATACAATATTATCAAGCAAAACGATGAGAACTATCTTATTGAAATTGCGGCAGCTGGATTCTTAAAACCAGATGTTGAGATAACTATGGAGAATGGAACTTTGACTGTTACTGGCAAGCAAATTAAAAAAGTTGATGGCGAAGACGAAGCCAACGGCATTGAGTATTTGCACAGAGGACTTAGTAGTCGCAACTTTGAAAGAACTTTTAACCTAGCAGAATATGTAGAAGTTAAAAGTGCTGATATGAACAATGGTATTTTAAGTATACACTTAGAGAAAAAAATACCAGAAGCAATGAAGCCAAAAACTATTGAAATTAAATAACCATCGATAAGTATTAGTGGAGGGCAAAACTCTCCACTAAGCAACAATAGAGAGAGTATAAATGAGCGAAGCAGAACCTAAGTTAACAGTCAAGGTAGAT